AACTTGTTTTTTTAAAAGATAATATGTAGGACTTTTAGTTACAGGATCAACTTCATATATTGTTATATCAGTTGGATCATATGAAGATGAATATAAAAAATTAATAGAATCTAAAGTTCTAAAAGATGCAGCTCCATCGGAGCTTTGTGCTATCAAATTTGGTTTAACTGAAAGTGCATAATTAAAATCTGGCTTAACATTTAATCCAGATCCTGATGCTGGTAATAATTGAAATATATCTAATATAACTTGTGCAGCAACTGAATTATTTGGTTTATAACCTAAAGCTTTAGCTAAATCATATATATTCGTACGTTCTGTTGCTTGTTCCAACAACGATTCTTTTAAATTAGAATCTGCATAAAAACTTAAAACATCTCCAACATATGCAGCTAAATCGATAAATAAAGTTCCTGGAGATGCTTGTTCAAAATTTGTATATACATTTGGAAAATATTGTTTAGCAAAATTAATTAAATTGCTTTTTAATTGCCTAAAATCTTTACCGGTATATACTACATCTTTTTTTGTTTCCATTTTATACTCCCGATACGCTTAACTGTCCTTGTTGATTTGCAGTTAATGTTATTGAATTTATACTAGTATTATTATCAACATTAAATGTTAATACTACTACAATAGTTAAGTCATCTATAGATGCATCATCTTCTGATGTTAATATTTCAATGTCAATAATATTGATATACGGTAACCATACGGTTATTGCATCTATAATAGATTCTCGTATATCTTGTTTTAATTGATCACTAACTGGTTCGAAAATATATTTTAATAAATCAGTACCAAAATTTACTTCATTAATTGTTTCCCCTTTTTGCGTTAACAATAATGTTTTTAAATTTGCAGAAGCTTGTTTTTCATTAGTGTACAAAGAATTAAACAACTGCGGAGAACTAAAGTATAAATCAATACCTAATGCGTCAAATGAACCCGTATTTATTAATCCAGATTGTACAATAATATATGGCATTAAATTCCTTTTTTCTTGTTAATTGCTTTCATTAACGAAGAATAATCTCGAGTCATTGCTTGTTGTACTTCTTGTGGAATTTCAAACATTTTTCCCGTTTCTGGGTCTTCCATAATTTTTGGTGATGGTGTCGTATTAGTTATTGAATCTCGCATATTTTGTCGCATTGCACCAAAATTAATAGCATCCTGAGATGTCATTCGAATTTCTTCCATGTTTTCATTCATTAAATCTCGAAAACTATTTATTGATACCGGTTCTTGTTCATGTAAACTTTCCGTTTCATTTAAAACAGAAGCCCATTTATTATCCAAAAATTGTACTTTATTTTTAGATTGTTGTACTGTTTTAGAATTATTTCGTATAGGTTTTGTTTTTTGTTGTTCTTGGTGTATTTCCGTAATTGTAGATTGTAAACCTTCACGTAAAATTTCAGTTAATTCTTCTTTTATAACTTGCCTTACAGCCGTTTTTAGTGCTTTTACTAATGTTGATGTATCCATATGACTACTTTTAAATAAATATTAGCATTAATAATTTATGCCCGGAGGCCATTTATCATCTGTTAATTTTGGACCATAAAATATTAAATTTTGTGTATCAACATAATAATCACCTTGTTTTCCAATGTCATCAGTTGGCGACCCTTGTTGCTGTATTACTGTGCTAGGAGCTTCTCGTATATTAGATAATACATCCAATTGTTGTTGTATTAAATTTTGTATAGTATTTGCTCTATCAATCAAATCTTGTTCTGATACATTAATATCTCGATAAAATTCAGATGGAAATAAATCATTGTAATTTGTTATGTTGTTTGTATCTACTTCTCCAATTTTAGGTATAACAATATCCGGTATATCTCCGTTGCACGAACTATTTAATTTAGATAATGCTTCTTGTATAGGGGGCATTATTAATGGTGGCAATTTGTTTATTAAAGAAATTGGATAATCAGCCAATTGATTAACACAAGTTAATGCATTAGTAATTGTAGCATTTTGTATTTCTTGAAGTTGTTGTGCAATAAATAGTGGTGCAGTAGCAGGATTAGAAAGTTGCGCAACCGTTATTGCAGTTTTTATTCCTTGTGCAATATTGATTACGGTTTTTGTAGTATTAACAACTTGTTGTACTTTAGGAACTAAAGCCTGTACTTGTTGAATTTGTTTTTGTACGACTTCTAAATCTTTTTTAAGTTTTTTAATTCTAGGATCATCGCACTTACATTTTATCGGTAGTTTAACGGAATCTTGTGCTAATTTCAATGATTTATCTACTAGTTTATCTGTTTCTTTTAATCCTAATTTTATTAATCGATCTGTAAGTTTTCCTGCTAATTTTGGTATTTCATCTAATGGTGGTACTATTGCCATATTTTTCTTTTATTTACGTGGATTAAATTCCATTCGATATTTTGAACTAAGTAAATCAGATAATTTTTCTCTTGCAGTTTTTATTGAATCTTTTGATTTAAATCCGCCTATTAATTCTCCACATTCAATTTGTACAAATTCAATATGATCTATTATTTTATTTAATATATCCAATAGTACGTCGCCATGTACTAATGGTTGATTTGCTTCTTCTCCTCCGATATAAATGTTGTTTGGAGTATTTAATACAATTCCTTCTTGAGAATCTATAACAGCAATATCCGTTTTAGCTCGAAGTATAATACGATCTGCAATCCCAACCATCTGCGACCCATTAAAAACATTATGTATCGTTAATGGTTTAGTAATTTTTAGTTCATTTAAATGTTGCGTACTTGTTAAATATAATGATGCTAAATCTGTTTCAACATGTTCTATAGAAAATGATGTATTGTTTCTATTTTTATTAGTTGATAAAATTATAATAGGATCTCCGTTATTATTAGATGTCCAAGTTGGTTGTCGATCATACGTATTTGAATTAGTTACGGTACTGCCTATTCGTATATTATTACCAAAACGACCCTGAATTAATATATCACCTTCATATGGTTGTAATGAATTAATCGATCGTTCTTCAAATGTTGCCCCAATACTAGAATTTTCAAACGATTCTCCTGATATTCCTGGGACTGAATTGTTATTTAAATTTGTTAAGATAGAAATGTCAGATAAATAATACCAATTTGGTTTTTTAGATGTATATCTAGAATCATCAGAATATGCTTGAAATAATAAAACATACTCTCCAATTAGTGGAATTTTTTGTATATTGATATTAGCAGGATATGCAGTACATGGATTTTTAGTAACATCATTTGAAATTAAATTACAACGTATTTCATAAATTTTATTTTTTTTTGTATTGTTAATATTTTGTTTATATGTTAATGTAGATGGTTCAGCTATTACTTCACCTATATACATTCGAATTGGATTTGAATATTTAATTTCTGAAAAATTATTCATTTACATCCTTTTTAGTTTTATTCATTGAGTTTTCAATGCGCCGTTTCAATGCATCAGATTCTTGTTCAATTGAATCTAATTCATCTGTTAATTCTGCAGACAATGTTTGTTCGGCAACGCGAAGCAGTTGTTGTTTTTCTTCGTCACTAAGTAATCCATCTGCTCCAGATATTGTTTGCTTGGTTGAAATATAGCGTTGAACAATTGCAGTTAATTTAACTAAATGATCATCATTTTTAACTGCAACATCTAAATATTCTTTAATTAAAGGAACAATAATGGTAGCATCAGATGCATTCTTAATCAATGGTTGAAGTTGTGCAATAAGTTGATTAATTTGTCGGTCTTTCTTTTTTGAATTGTGATAAACATCGGACATTAAATCTGAAAAAGTTGTTCCTTTAAATATTTCATCATTTTTATCCATGCATGAGACCTTTAAAATAAATATCAAAAAGGCAATTTTATGAAATCTGTTTGTTCGTATTCGTAAAATTTTTTATCATATATTGTTTTTAATGTTTTAACAACACGCGTAATATTTGTAGTTTCTAATCCAGTACGCTCTCGTATAAGTAAATACAATGATTTTTTATTGTAATCGTCAATTTGATCTCGAAACTGAAAAACATGTAATACTGAATCTGCTACATGTATATCTGTAGGATTTGTAAAAATGTAATTAATGTTTTTATAACAATATTCAACATATGCATCCATGAATTCTCGTAACGTTTCTTGCATTTCATCGTTATGTAATTCAGTAACAACATTTCGTTGTTCATCAATATTAATTTCTAACATATCAGATTTTATTTTTGCATAACCTTTTTGATTTTCTGCAATTAAATAATTAAATGATGTTCTTGTATAATATGAATATGCCTTTCCTGCTTCTGGATTAAATTTATCTAATCGAGCTGTTAAATACGTAACTAGATCGGTTTGTAAATCCTGAAATGAAGAATCAATATAATCGGGTTTAACTTTATTAATAATATTTTCAGTAAGTTTCATGAACGCTGGATAAATAAATCTTCGATAAATTTTTTCTCGCAATGCTAGATCCGTACTTTTATTATATGATGAAATTGCTAAATCTGTTATTTTAGTAAAATATGATTTATTTTTCTTGATCTTCGACATCAAATTCTTCCTTTAAATTGGTTATAGTTTCAAATAATATATGAAATGTAGTTCCCGCCTCATCTTCAGATTTAAACGCTCCTAAATGATCGATGCGTTTCATATTTTCATATGATTGTACAATTTGCGAATACATATATTTGTTAGTAAATTCTAATTTTTTAATGTATTCATCAGATTGTTCTTGAATATCACCCAATACACCCGCAAGATACCAAGCTCGATATCCTAAATACGTACTAATTCCTAGTAAAAGTATACTTGTTACAATCAAAAATATCATGTTATTCTCCGTTAAATGCTTTAAAAATATCTGTTATTGCTTGTTCTACATCTGGGTTATTTTCTGCAAGATTTTTTAATACTGCAGATTTTTGTATTTTATTTTTTTCAGAAACCGGTTTAGGTGATTCGTTATTTCGATTTCTCCAACGTTCATATTCAATTTGTGCTGCCATATGATCTGCGTGATGCAAAATGATAGGAAGATTTGTTTTTAATTTGGCTTGTGCTGATCGAGCAACAAAATACGGTTTATTTGCATCATCATACATTCCATCATGAATTTTAATTGCTTGATATTCCGTCCAAGACATTTTAACATTATATTCCTGCAGCAACCAAATTGAAAGATCCGGTACCATGGTAAATGGAATGTTTTCATTGTGTCGATACATTTTGTTTTGATTCTTGCGATGCCAATCCGAAGTTTCTACTTGATATACTTCATTACCATCTCCTGGAAAACCTACTTTGCCTAAATCATGATGCATTGCTGCAAACAACAATTCTTCTTCAGTATAACCAGACATATCAGCTCCACACACCATCCATGTATTATGCAAAGTTAACGCACAATCCATTACGCGAAGTACATGATCCACATAACCTCCGGCAAATGCATTGTGATAATGTGCAACGGAAGATGCTGGCATCATTACCATACGGTCTTCAAATGCATCATACATTCGATTTAATGCATCTTTTCGGGTAGGAAAGAACTGATCAACTAAATTGCGATATCTTTCCCAGTTTGATTTGATTTTTTCTGCTTGTAACATAACTTATTATATTGATTTATTTTCGTATTTCCAATTGGTTGCCGTTAACTAATTTAGATACACACTTATAACATGTAACTGCAGTTGCATTTACATCTACTTTTTGACAAATTTCATTGCAATATTTGCATTGTAACTTTTTAAAGCCCCTAGGGACCATACTACTTTTTACGTTTCTTTTCACGATCGCTTCTTGTTTTATTCCAATATGATAATATTTGCGGAGTTGCTGGAGTTTCTTGTTTTACTTGAAATCCGTGTTTATAAATTGGTTGATGTTCAATTTCAGTGTCGGAAGCATGAGTTGGGGCTTTAACC